TTACCACTCTTGTTTGTGATATAATTGCAGTTGATCCTGCAGAAACAGTAGATGTTATTCCAGTAAGATTTACAAATCCTATTGAAATAGTTCCTACGCCTGTAGTAAAGTTTTCAAAATTAGTATTCAAATACTTGATGTTATATGAGGTATTGAACGCATCATATGGATCAAACCTTAAATAATAACTTCCTAGTTCATCAATATACCCATAAATGTCTCCAAGTTCATTAGAAACATATCCAACTTCTGTTGAAAATCCTGTGCTTATTGTTCCCTTTTCTAAAGTAAATGTATCATTATTGTTGTTTAATATGATAAGTTCGGTAAATTGAGATTCTGAATAATCATTACTTGATATTTGAATTAAATATCTATTATATTTTTCAGATAGATTAATATTAGTAATTTTTGAGGATGTTACAATTTCTTGATCACTACTTGAGAATTCTCCACTAATATCGTCAATTTCAAGAACTCTATTAGTGCGACATTCTATATAATCTGCAAATTTTTTATTTTTGAATTTTAAAAATCTGGAATTATTTCCAACAACATCAACATCGGTAGTTAAATCAAAATTATTAATGGTATCAACTCTATTTTTATCTATAATATCGTAAAGTATAGTTGTATATTCTTCTACGACAGTAGTACCAACGCCAACATTATTGATAATTTGAGTATCAGCAAAATTTTTAAGTCCACTCGTATGGAGAAGATTATTAACAGGACTGACTATATTAGTCCATTCTTGCTGACTTTTTATGGAATAAGATAGATTTTGATAGTAATCATTATCCGGAATTACTTGAGTATCTTCGTTAAGTTTTCCTATATTATCTAACCAACCAATATTTTGTTTAGATGCATAACTAATATTGAATTGTCCTGTAGACTCTTTTATGCTATTAATTTTTGCTATTGATCCAGATTGAATTCCTCTAATAATTTGTCCAACTTCTAGTTCATAAATTCCAGATACCTTAATATAATTTTCATTTGATCCCACAATCTTTAAATCTTGCTTGATAAATCCAATTTGAGATTTTACTTCCAATGACTCTCCAATAGTAAATTCTGAGAAACTTTGAGTAACATTAAATTTTGGATAATCTTTATAATTTACAATGTTCCCATATAAATCTTGAACAGTTTTTGCTATTCCTGGATTTGTAGTTAATCCTGAAAGGTTAAATTCTAATTGTACTGGATTAACTGCAGAATTATATGATGTAATTGTAAAAAACTGATATCCATAATTTTCAGAATTAAACCCATCACCATCATCTCCATATTTTTGAATTCCTTCTACAAAAATCTGGTCTCCATTAGAAAATGGTTGTATACCAAATCCAGAAAGAGGTGTCACAAGAGTACAAGTAACAATTCCAGATGATGATGCCTGTACTGTTTGAATTCCTATTCCATTTGTATTATTAGTTGCAACTATCCTTACAATTGATGATGGTAATCCTTTTGGTGGAGAATCTATTGACACTGAAATAATAGATGTTCCAGTAATATTTGCCAATAATAATCCAGAATCAATTTTTTCACCACTTTCAGAATCCACAATTATTAAATTTGGTGTTGAAACATAATTTTTTCCACCATCTAAGATAGAAATACTATTAATAGTATTTGAATCTTCGATTGTTAAAAGTCTAGGTATAGATGCCTCTGGTCTTAAAGTTTTATCGGAAGAATATTCGAATCCTTCATTTAAAATTTTAATTTGATTAATTTTTCCAATACTATTAGATTTTGGAATAATATAAGATCCAGTTCCTAATAAAGATTCAACTCCTGTAAAAATAGGTAACTTTTTAAAATTAGATCCAGGAGAAATAGTTCTGATATTTGAAATACCACCAGAAGTAGATGTAGAAGTTGTAGTATATTCTAATAAATTGCAATCTGATTGTGTGTAATCAGATTTTTCTGGTGATCTTGATAGAGATATATTAAATGTTGTTGCTCCAATTGCAGAGATCTTATAAGATCCATTATAATAACTATCTACAAAAGTAATCTGAGAATAATTATTTACCTCAGTATCTGCAGTACTAATATATCCAGATTTCTCTAAAGCATAAAATAATGGTGAGGATATTTCATCACTATAATTGATTGTTAATGATGCATTTGTTGATACTCCAACTGTTCCTACCCCACTTATCGAAAATGCACTTGTAGATCCTGTTGATACAAATTCATCCTTAAAGTTTTGGTCATAGAAAATTTTAAAATTATATCCACTAAGAGAAGAATCACTCAAATCAAATACAAGATTATTACTTTTAACTGATGCTAATGGTGGATTAATTTGACCTAATTGATGTGTTGAAGCAGTAGCATTTGTAATATTAGCAGTTAATGGTGGATTTGAGGTAGAATCCTTTAAAGTTTCGCATAGTTTTAATATGTTTTTATCGACTTTATAAACATAATATGTTCCAGTAGATAATCCCGAAGCAACAGTTGATGCAGTATAAACTACTTTTTGTCCCGTCTCTAAACCGTGATCAGGTATAGTTATTTGGTCTGTTAAAGTATTAATTCCTGATGAAGAAAATTGGAGTGAATTTATTATTAGTTTTTTTCTTGTAGAATCATATTTAACTCTAACCGAGGTTGATGTTCCAATTCCTACTGATAGATTTGGTTTAACGGCAAGATTTATTGTATCACCTGAAGTGAGATTGTGTGATGTAGATACTGAAACTTGTGTTGTAATTTTTTCAACATCACCTTTAACTTGTGTAAAGTTTGATTGTAGTGAATACTGATAATCATTAGAACCATTAGACAAGAAAAATAGACCATTTGTTGAAGTTGTGAGACCAATCTGGGTTACAATTCCAATATAATCTACGGATTGTCGAATAACATATACTGTTTGTGTATCTCCGCTTGATGGTAAGTTAAACACAGTACTGTTAGAAGTATTTGCTACAGAAATAGCAGAAGTTCCTGATGGTTTTGATAATATTAATGCTTGATTTGTTTTAAATGGGTGATTTGGTAAATAAATTGACTGAGTTGGAATAGAAATTATATTGCTACGATTTCCAATTGTATAAGTAACAGCAATTCCAATACCGGAAGTTGTACCAACACCAATAGACTGTTTTGGATTAAAGTAAACTAAATCATTAACCTTTGATTCAAAATAGTCTAAAGACTTATTGATGGTAAATGTATCCGGAGTAAAATATACTGCTGTTGTTGCTGTATGAGCAGATCCTGTCGATTCTCTGATAACACGGACAATATTATCATAATTAAATACATTTAAAATAGAAAATGTTTCTGTTCCAATTCCAATAGAACTGCCAATTGAAATATTTTCTGGAATATTTGCAATATTAATGTCAGTCACAATACCTGTTACAGAATAATCAGGGATTTGTTGAATCAGAGTTGAAGCATATGAAGTTACTCCAATTTGTTGAAAACCATTTAAAGAACTTAGTGATGATGAAAATCCGGACACATTTACATAATCGAGATTCTCTAAACTGTGTTTTGGGGAGACTGTAACTTTAATTTCCTTACCATTACTCCAAGTAAACACGGCATCATCATAGAAAGTATTCGTAGATTGTAAATCTACAATATCTTTTCCTTGAATTCCAGAAACTTGTGCGATTAATCCACCACCATTTGTATTACTTTCATCAAATTGGAGAGTATCACCAACTTTATAATCTGCACCAGAATTGATAATTTCAAAATTATCAATTGAACCACTAGTAACTGATTCTACAACTACGGTTTGATTGACAATTTCATTCGATTCAGTAATAAAATCATTGTCAGCATATTGATCATTAACTTTATAGGGAAATGTGTTACGAATTAAGTTTGAATTATTGAAATCAAAAGATTGATCTAAAGTTTTATTTTCATTTATAAATTTTGATCTATATCTATTACCAATAAAATATGGAAACTGTCCTACAATATTGTTATTTGCATCAACAGTTGAAGTTGCAAAATATGCATAAACTCCATTGGGAAATTGTGGAGTTACACAAAATCTTCCATTGTACTCATCCAAATCTCCAGAATTTGTAAATGTATAATCTTCAATAAAAAATCCTTGATTAAATCCTGCTGGTCTATTTGAAATATTGGTAGAATTTGCAGTATATCCAGAAACTAACTTCTTGATGGTTGAATTTTTATCTCTAGGATCTTTATACCCATAAGAACCATAAATTGGATTTCCATCATATGCCCATCCAATAATTGGTGAATGTGATAATCCAGTATCATTAAACGTATTTTGAATTAAATCTGAATATCCACAAATGCTATATTGTAGATTTTTGTATGAAGATCTGATTAATTCATTTGCTTCTAGTTTTGTATCATTAATATCATCATATAAAATATTATTGTTGACTGTAATTGATCTTATCTGAGACTGAAAAAGTGCATTTCTTCCTGCAGGTTTAGCAGTGATAATAGTATTTGATTCTAAATATCCAGACCCCCCATTTACAACTATTACATCACTAATTTTATTATCTACAACTACTGGTTTTAAAATTGCTCCTATTCCAGATCCTAATATTTCAATATCTGGTGTAGAATAGTATTCACTTCCCCCATATAAAATAGAAACATCTACTATCTTGCCATTAACAATAATAGGTTTAAATTGGGCATTCTTACCATTTTTAACAGTAACTGATGGACTATTGTGATAATTTAAAATAGTAGATCCATAATCTGATCCTTCATTATAGATATATGTTCCGTCAATTTTTCCTCTTACGATTGGTGTTGCAACAATTGAACCTTTAAATTGAGTACTGCCAAGACCAACTGAACTATATTCAACTTTTAAAGATATTTGTGGGTAATTGAATATTTGATATCCAGATCCAGAAGTGGAAAATTCTACAGTTTTTCCTCTTTCATAATTTGTTCTATATGTTCCACCAATTCCAGCATCAGCAAGTTTGAAATTGTCATCATCAACTTTTATTACATAATATTGTTTTGTTGTAGACAATCCACTAATTGCTGTTGTCTGATAATCATAAGTTATCAGTTCACCATTATTAAATCTATGATTTATGAATTTTATTGTGTTGTCTACAGTAGAAATTCCTACTGGTAAAACTCTGAGTTTTTTATTTTGATATCCACTTCCACCATTTAATACTTTAATTTGAGTTAAAGTGTTTTTTGTTCCAGTTACAAATTTTTGAATACCGGAAGTTCCAATTGTTGTAAAACCGACAGTATTGATTCCAGTATTGTAATCAGAAAAAGATTGATAAAGTTGGATAGTCGTATTATTAACAAATTTTACATAATAAGTAGATTCATCTATTAATGTTTCTCCGCTGTCACCATTAGAACCTTTAAATGGACCTATTCCAAGTGGGGAATTATTTCCAGGTCTATATGTGATTGATTGCCCATCAATTAAACTATGGGGGGTTAAAAAAGTTAAAGTTTCATTAGTAATATCAATTCCACCCCCGTAACTTAGTTCTTTTGCATCAAACTCAATTTCTCTTCTTCTTCTTTCAATTACTGGTTCGAATGAAGATCCGTTACCATTTCCTCCAGTAAGAGCTACAGAAACTACAACATCAATATCAAAATCTTGAGGATCTACATAAATTTTTTCTATTGATCCATTTACTATTGGTTGAATTAATCCATTACCAGAAGATAATGATAATAATGGAGGATTGATAACATCATAACCACTTCCACCGTTTAAAACATCAACTGATTTTAGTGGTCCATAATAAATTTTATCGTTTGATTTATAACTTGAAACTTCAACACCATTAATCAACATACCAACTGAACCTGGTTCAGTTAAATCAGATTGTCCATCACTAATATTAACTGAAAGGGGAAATTTTCTAAGTATTTTTTGTGGAGATAATAATCTTTCTTTTTGTGAATTGAGTATAAAATTATGTGTTCCAGATGTTAATACACCAAAACTTATATAATCTGAAGAACCTATAACAGATCTGGAAGCATATAATTTGATTTGAAGATTTCCGGAAAGAACTTCAACGTAATATACACCTTCAAATAATCCTGAAATTGCAGATTCTGATGGTGTATAATAAACTTCACTTCCAGTTAAAAATGAAACTTTAGTTGAAAATGTAATAATTGAATATAATCCAGTACTAGAATCTTGTCCCGAAACTCCAGTAGCATCATATGAAAAAATTGATTTAGTTATTTGATATGATGGTAAAGAATTTGATGCAACATACATATATTCATTATTTTCATTATAAACATTTTGAATATCTGCAATTGTTGGATTAAATTCTAAAGGAACTAAAGAACTACTGGAATTGATAATTTTTCTTCTAATATCATAATTAAAACTAGAATTTAAAGTAAATGATTGATTAGTTGTAATTTGTGTTCCACTAATTCCAGTAATTCTCAAGTTTGAATAAATTATTGTTTGAGAATCTCTAGAAACAATATCAATATAATCACCAATTTTTAAACTAGATTTATCAATTTCACTCTTAAGATTAACTTGAGAAATCGATCCAGATCCAAAACTACCAATTTGATATCTAGAACTTGTGTTATAAACCCAACTATTAGCAAAAATTTCTTTATATGATGGATCAATAGATGGATTTTTAATAATTTCTCCAATATTTTTTATGGTAATTTGTTCACTTATATTGACGGAAGAATTGTCGGTAATTGACTTATAATCAGATAAAACACCAGTAATCCTTACTTCTACTTTTTTGGAAGTATCTCCATCTTCATATCCATAGTATGTTTCATCAGAACGAATTACGGAAGCAGTTTCAATTTCTGAGGTAACTCCAGAACATCCAAAAAATTGATTAATGCTTTTATCGGTGTAGGTAATTACATTGTTACCAGAATAAAGTTTTCCAGATTTTTGAAATCCTATTGTAGAATCTACACTAATAACAGAACTACCAACACTTACATAATCTAAGTTTTTGGTACTTGCGGTAACATCAAATGTTCCAGTGATTGTGGGGAATGCATCATCATATCCAATGAAAAGAAGAAGTTTATAGTATGTTTTTCCTTTTCTTCCAATTGTTTCAACTTCTGATACGGATGCAGTAGTATTTGGATCTGTACTTTTTACAATAGTTTGGCCAGCAAGTTTGACTGGATTTCCACTAATTGCCTCAACTACAGCAACATCTCTTCTTATATACGTTGCTGAGGATGGCTTAGAAAGAAATTTTTCTAGATCAATTATTTTTGGAGTTTCTCCAAAAAGAATATTGAATAAAATTCTAAAGGATTCTTCAGTTCCTTTTGTTTGATAAAGAGTTTTTGCTTGTTTTATAAAATTTCCAACATTTAAATCTGAAACAAAGTTTAGATTTTCCAGACCTGGTGTTAATGTGTATTTTAATTTCTTATAAAATTCTTGTAGGAAAAGAGAGCTTAAATTTTCTACGTTAGATCCAATAACATGCGAAGAAGCACTGCTATCTGAAAAAATAAGTTCTTCAGAATTTAGTTCTTTATGGTAGTTTGTAATACCACTAAATCCACGAATACATCCAGTAAAAGTATTTGTTGTGATCCCTGTATAAGTTATTATTTCATCATCTATTTTTAAAAGACCATATGAAGAAGGAAATCCCTTTGTTGAAGTAACTGTGATTGCAATTCCCGAAGAGGAAGAAATATTAGTTGACAGTTTTGTTGAACCTACAACAACCTCTGGTATTAAATTATCTAATTTTAAGTACTGATCTAAATTCTCACTAATATCAACAGGACCACCTTGATATTCTTGAGAAATATAATACTGCTTTAAAAATTCTGCAGCCTTTGGACTTTCATCTAGGATAAATTCAGGCAATTGCCTGTCTATAATTTGCTGAACTTTTACTCTAGAATCAAAACCATTTTGTACCATATTATTACCTCGTTAATTCTCCGTTTGAATAACTTGATCTATAAGAATCTTTTGAAAATACCACACCAGATATATCATCACCAGATGCAATAACATCTTTAACCATATTTATTGAACTCTTGGAAACGTCAAATGAAATATAAAGATCTTTGAGTCCAAGTACATCATTTGACTCTGGATATGCCTGAATCTCAATAATATTTTCTGGAAGATCAGTTGATGTAATATTAATTGATCCGAGTAAGATCTCACCCTTTTCATAGTCTACTGTTCCAGCAGATCTAACCACAACTGGAGTTTTCATTGTAGTAGTTGTTCCAATACCAGAAATTACTGGATATGGTTTTACTATTGAAATTGTTCCTGTTTTTAGATCTGTATTAGGAGTATCCGTGAGATAAACAGTATCCAATTCTCCTGCAATCTTAAATCCTGTTGATTTTATATTATATCCACTTTGTTTAACATGAAATTTATTTCCATAACAAATTTCATAAAAAGTTGTTTGATTAATTAGAGCCTTTAAGTCTCTTCTAATTTTAACTTTGGTAATATTTGATGTAATTGCCGAATCTGTACCGTCAATAACTTGAAGAACTTTACTATACTTAAATCTACCACCAAATGTGTTTAAGTTGGTTGAATTTGAATATGTTGTGAGTGATTTTTCAACCCTCGATCTTAAATCATCTACATTTCCGGTTTGAGAATAATTATAGTAAATTGAAGAATCAATCTCAACATATAAAATCTGTAAATCTACAATTTCGGCACTAATACCAGAAACATTATATTGCTTAAGTTTATTTAAAATTTGTTGTTTATTAAAATCGGAAACATAACTTCCATTTTTTGGTTTGATACTAATAAGAACTTTACCATATTGTGGAGGACTTAGTTCTTCACCACCAATTACCGAAACAGATTCTGTATCTGGATAAATTTTGGTTTTAATAATTGCTTCGTAGTCTCTTGATGTTACAGCTCTGTACTGTGATGAATAAATTCTTGGAGCAAAGTATCTAATTGAATCAATACCTTCAATATCAGAACCATTTTGCGATTTCTGAGAAGTTGTTACTATTATATTATTAGATGGTACAATTGTTACATCATTTGAATCTTTAAGAGTTCCAGCAAATGAAAAACTATCTGCACCATTACCATCTTTACCATCAGTTACGATATATGTTACGGTAACAACTGTTCCATTTTCTAATTTTTTTCCAAACCTACCATCACCAAACATAAGTTCATATTTTTCATCCTGAACTTCTTGAATCAAATAAATTTCGGATGTTGAATCAATATCAAAAATATTATCCGCAAGTGAATATATTCTTCCAAGACCTGTTTCACTTGTTCTTTTGACATAAACAACAATAGTGGATGTATCAATAAAGGAATTATTAAGAATAAACCTTTGATCAAGTGATCCATCAATAACAAATTGTTTCTTTAAAAATGTACCTTCTTTTATTCTAACGTCAGAAAAGGTCGCAATTCCATTTACAATATTTGTAGTTATATTTGATGGTGATGAGAAGACATAGGATGATCCAGAAACCGATCCTGTACACACCAAACCCGCCTGTAGAGTGAGTGTCGGACTGGTTACGCTTGTTTGTACATTAAAAGAAACAACCGCCTCTGATGCGATTCTGGACTTTGGTACGTAACCTATATTTCTTGCCAGTGAGACAACATTTTCTCTTAGTGTTGCAGAATCCAAGAAGGATTCATTTACAACCATATTTGAGTTAAATGCGGTGATGTAAGTATTATAAGCAAGTGCATCTATTAGAACAGAAAAATTAGATCCCTCAAAGTCAAAATCCGTGAAATTTGAATTGGCACGAAGATAATCTTTAATTGAGGTTTTTATCTGATCAAAATCTAGATTGGTAAATTTAGTAAAAGGCATTTTATCTGGTTGCCTCTAGTATGAATGAAAATTGTTGTGTTGGGATTTCTTGTCCGATAATATTAAAAGTAACAGTAACCTCAAATTCGTTCGTGTCTGGTCTGGGATCAACTTGAACTCTTACTTCATTCACTCTTGGTTCATAATTGCTGATGGAAACCAGAATTTGATCTTCTATAATGGATGCAGTACCATAATCAACAAAATCAAAAAGACTACTTCTCACATTAGAACCAATGGTAGAGTTAAAAAACCTTTCGGTTGGAATTGTCTCTACCAAATTGCGAATTGATCGAATAATGGCACTCTGATTTTTAAGGATAGGTAGATCCTTAGTCACCGGATGGGGTTCAAATGATAGACTAATATCTTTAAATGATCGTGATATCCTGGTGACTGCCATCGGACATGGAATTTCTCTCTTTATTTATGACTATTTCCAGGGAGATCCATAGTTTGGTTCTGTTCCATAATTCCAGTCATCATAATCTTCATCATTTCTAATTTTTTGATGAATTTCATTTTGTTCTTTGAGATAATGCTTATTTTTTGGAACATCATCGTGCATAATTTCTTGGATGGTTCTATTATCCCCATCATTCATATAATCTGTGACAAGTTTTTTTGTTCCCCACATTTGGTACATGTAATCTTTGTTTCTATCAACTGGTAGATTAGACATTTTAAACTCCTGTTTTATAAAAAACAGAACTTTTATGAAGGAGGTTTCTATCTCCTTACTAATATTTAACGATCAAGTTGTCTGATATTATAATTGTCCGAATTTAAATATTTTAACAGTTCTAGTGCAATTAATTTTGGATTTCCGCTACCACAAGTATAGACATCAATGGCAATACAACCGTTTTCTGGCCATGTATGACACGAAACATGACTTTCTGATAGTGCAATGACTATTGTACATC